AGTTCATGTCTGAAACCAACGACCATCTAGTCTTGCTGTGTGGCAAATCAGCCACCGGCAAGTCAGCATCACTGATGAATTTAGCTAACCCAGAGGGTGTGCTCTATCTCAACTGTGAGGCTGGCAAACGTCTGCCATTCAAAGCCAAGTTCATCCAGAAGACCGTCACTGATCCTCTGCAAATCAACGAAGCATTTGACTGGGCAGAAACCAATCCCAATATTCACACCATTGTGGTTGACAGTCTCACCTACCTGCTGGATATGTACGAGAGCATTTACGTGCTCAACTCGGCCAACACCATGCAGGCATGGGGCCAATTCGCTCAGTACTACAAGACACTGATGCAGCAATATGTCGCGCGTTCTACCAAGCGTGTGATCTTCGTTGCCCATACATCCGACACCCTCAACGAGGGCGAGATGATCATGGAGACGAAGGTCCCCGTTAAAGGCAGCTTGAAGAACAACGGCATCGAGAGTTACTTCACCGTCGTCATCGCGTCGAAAAAAGTACCTCTCAAAACCCTCAAGGACTACGGCTCAGATCTTCTGACCGTGACCCCTGAGGAGGAAGCACTTGGATTCAAGTACGTCTTCCAAACCAAGATCACAAAGGACACTGTCAACGAGCGTCTGCGTGGTCCGCTGGGGTTGTTCGAGACTAAGGAAACTTACATCGACAACAACATGCAACTGGTCTTAGACCGACTCCACGAGTACTACGCTTAATCGCGCGGTAGTCATTCAAAAAACCAAACCATAGAAAGAAACTTCCATCATGAACATGCTCGCAAACTTGACGACCGACTCCTCCATTGCCGACGAAAAAGATTCCGTAGGCGGCGGTGGTGTACTCGAGTCTGGTATTTACGGCTGCAAGATCGCCATGGCCTACTTGAGCAAAGCAGGCTCCGGCGCATTGGGCCTCGTGTTGACCTTGAAGACCGACGCAGGCCGTGACCTCAAACAGACTCTCTGGATGACGTCAGGTACTGCCAAAGGCGGCAAGAACTACTACGAGAAAGACGGCGAGAAGCACTACCTCCCAGGCTTCTTGCACGCCAACAGCTTGGCTTTGCTGACTGTGGGTAAAGAGATTTCTGCTCTGGAAACCGAGACCAAAGTGGTCAACGTGTACAGCGCTGATGCCAAGGCCGAAGTGCCCACGAAAGTGGAAGTACTGATGGACTTGCTGAACCAAGAAATCATCGCCGGCGTGATCAAGCAGACCGTCGACAAGACCAAGAAGAACGAAGCTGGTGCATACGAACCCACGGGCGAAACCCGTGATGAGAATGACATCGACAAGCTCTTCCGTGCAAAAGATCGCATGACCACCGCTGAGATCCGTGCGCAAGCCGAATCAGCGACGTTCATCGACACCTGGAGCAACAAGTGGACAGGCCAGACGAAGAACAAAGCCAAAGGTGCCTCAGGTACCGCTGGTGCTCCGTCAGCTGCAGCAGGTGCTCCCGCTGCAGCCAAGAAGCCTACAACTAGCTTGTTCGCTTAAACCACAGCTCCGGTGAGTCCAAAGGGATGGTGTAATAGCCATCCCTATTTTTTCGTCCACCAAGGAGCACTATGAAAATCGAAGGTTCAACACCTGTCAAGCTCGAAGTAACTCTGGAAAATGTGACACACATCCTTAATGCCTTAGGTACTCAACCCTATGACAAAGTGGCTGGTGTGATTGCATCTATCCAGAGCCAGACAGCTCAGCAAATCAAGGCTTTGACTGAGCCGACAGAGCCCCCAGTTCCGTCGGAGTAAAGCCATGATCGAACATCAAGAACAAATCCCCAACCGGGTGACGGTTTCAGACATGGAACGCAAGATCAAGATGACTGTTTATCAGCGTCTTGAAGGAACCACCACAACGATCTGTCAGATCACACTGGAGAACGGCTACACGCTGATCGGTACCAGTGGCTGTGTGGATCCCAAGCAGTACAACCAAGCGCTGGGCGAGAAATACGCCTACGAAAAAGCGTTTGAGCAGATGTGGGCACTGGAGGGTTACCTCCTGCGTCAACGTCGTTTTGAAGCTGGATTGGAGTGACCATGAAGCAATACCTCGGGGTCAAACTGATCCACGCAAAACCCATGACTCGTTTGGAGTACAACAGCTTTCGCGGCTGGGACGTCCCAACAGACGAGAACCCAGACGATCCAGGCTACCTGGTGGAGTACACGGATGGTGGCCAAGCCAACACCAAAGACTTCGCCGGCTACGTGAGCTGGTCACCCAAAGCCGTCTTCGAGCGCGCGTATCACCCAACCGATGGCTTGACCTTCGGCCTGGCGATCGAAGCCATGAAGATGGGCTACAAGGTGACCCGTGAAGGTTGGAACGGCAAGGGTATGTTCCTGTACTACGTCGGGGCAGACTACTACCCCGCGAAGACTGGTGCAGCCAAGAGCTTCTATGGCGAGAACAGTATGGTCCCGTACCGTGCCTACATCGCCATGAAGACCGTTACCAACGAAGTGGTGCCATGGGTTGCCAGCCAATCCGACATTCTCGAATCTGACTGGATCATCCTATGACCGAAGCTGTAGAAACCCAACCCGAAGCAGTCGAAAAGGCTGAGACCATCCAAGTCACGGACCTCAACCAATTCGTCACGCTCTTGATCCGCTGGCATGACACCAAGGTGCGCTTGCTTAAGCACATGGAACAAATTCCAGAAGACGCCGTCGTCGAAATCGATGGAGTGGACCACGCGTTCACCCCTGAAATGCGACAAGGCTTCAACCTGGGCATCACCATTGCACTGAGTGAGCTCGGCACCTTACCCTTCGCTGCTGAAGTAGACGAAGAACCTGCAGCCTCTAATGACCCGCAAGGTAATTAAGGTTGTAGGCCAAGACCCCAGTCTTCGCAACTGGGGACTGGCAGTCGGCACCCTGGATCTGGAAACCAAAAAACTCACGATCGAGTATGTTGAACTGACGAATCCTGTATTGCCAACCGGCAAGCAAGTGCGTCAGAATAGCACCGACCTTGAGTCAGCACTCCAGCTCTATAAGGGAGCCGCTGACGCCGCAATAGGCGCCCATGCAGTGTTTGTAGAAGTCCCGGTCGGCAGTCAATCTGCTCGTGCTATGGCTTCCTACGGCATCTGTGTGGGAGTCCTTGGGGCATTGAGAGCGAACGGTATCCCCTTCTTCGAAGTGACCCCAACAGAGGTCAAACTTGCAACCGTAGGCACCAAGACAGCCACCAAGCAAGAGATGATCAACTGGGCAATGGCAGCACATCCTGAAGCCAATTGGCCCACGTACAAGCAAAAAGGTGCGACCATGGTCAGTGAAGCGAAAGCCGAACACATGGCCGATGCCATTGCTTCGATCTATGCAGGCATGACCTGCAATTCGTTTCAACAGATGCTGCCCTTCATCAAGGCAGCGAACTAAGGGAATACCCAATGCAAATCCAATTCAAGCAAAGCGAAATCATCGCTGCACTGAAACAGTACATCGTGACTCAAGGCATCAACCTGCAAGGCAAGAGCGTGGAAATCGCGTTCTCAGCTACGCGCGGTGCTGCCGGTATCGTTGCTGATGTCACCATCGAAGAAGCTGAGATTCCTGGCTTCACCGATTCAGTTGCAGATGATGCCAAGCCCGCCTTGAGCGTGGTTCCCACCAAAGAAGCCACAGAAGAGAAGCCAAAAGCTGAAGCTCCTGAAACTTCTGAAGGTCCCGCAGCACCGACCACCAGCCTGTTCAACAACTAAGGCTGTGTGTGCAGTGGCTTAAAGGTATCGGCTATGTCATAGCCGCAATGCTGGCCATTGCAGTAGTCATCCTTGCAGGAACCTTCATATCCGCAGTACTTGCTGCCATCGGCACGATTGTCGTTGGTGCATTTGCTGTTGGATTCGTAGCGCTCCTGATCAAGGAACTCTGCGAAGGCGGGAAGCGCAATTGATTGCGCGCCTAAGATCAGCCCGAGATCTAGAATAGTGGGGCTCTAAGCCACTAGATTGACACCCCGGAAAGACGGGG